ATCATGTGCCTTTGTACGTATAAAGAATGGTAGACTAATTACATTGGCAATTAAGTGCATTAGTGCTCCAACTGTTGCTGATACATGTAGCACAATGAAATACGCAGTTACTATTAAGAATGACCCTATAATTCTGCCTTGTGTATCAATTTGCATAATCAATATTAACCTCTTAAATATAAATATCCTCCACTCCAATCTGTGAAGTTGGGATTATGTAACTGTTCACGATTGTTGATGATTCTCATATCATAGCGAACATGTTTTGCAGGTGATTTGTAACTAGCAGGTTTGTAAACTTGCCCAGTGTTTCTATCAACAAAGGCATGAACTCCACCTGCCCATTCTTTACCATTAGCATCAATATCTGACTGGACTATCTTCCAATATTTCTTACCTAATTTCATCTTGAATGTTTTATCACTAGATGAATTAGGATATGATTGATGATAGTTCTCTTCTAATGATTTGCACAGTTGATAAGTCCATTTCTCAACCTTTTCAGATAAAGTGAGTCTTTCTTCTGGAAATACTGCGATTGTTGGAATTGCTGTTGTCATGGTAATTAGAAATGAGAGTTTATACTATTAGGGGAATATTTGGCATCTAATACTTGACCATTATCTGCTCTTTCTCCAACGCTATTCTTATCAATGTAGTATTTAACTTTAGGGTTGCAAAGTGTTATTCTTTTGCTAAACTTAGTAGGGTCCGATGATACCCACCAATCTAACTTCTCAACAGTTCTATTACATTGTTGGCATGTTAATGCACTCCAATTAAAGTGAAATACTCTATGTTGATGATTACAATGTGGGCAATATATGTCTTTTCCCCATGTACCTGCTCTTGCAGTTTTCTTTAATTTAGTTAAGTAAGAGGAGACAATCCTTACCTCTTGATTTGTATTTTCACATACAAATCCTCTGTAATTAACTCTTCTTGTCATCAATTTGCCTCCCTAGTTCTAGCACCTGCATTAGAAGGTCCGATCCAAACTCTATCATTAGCATAAAATCCTTTTACTATTTCTCTCCTTTGCAGGACTAATTCTTCATACTTCTTTTTCTGTTCTGCTGTAAAATGGAAGTTTTGAATTCTCCATTCCTTGCGAAGATGCCTTAGATCTTTTAATACTTGTGATGACTTCATGATGCTAATTCTTTAGGATAATTGGATGGAATTGAAACAGTTTGTGGTATACTAGGGTGCAAATCATAGCAAACCCATTTACCATTAGATTCAAAAATGTAAGCATATTCTTCGCCATCAGCAAAGAAATCTTCATCATTCAAATCTAATCTTGGTTCAGTCTTTTCTCCTCTATCATTATAATATTGAACGTGATTGTCAACCTTGTTTAAACTCCAATCAGTATCAGAATCACAAGATGACATATCACCACCATCAATTAATTCAGCAACTTTATCAAAAGTGTTAAACTTTTCATTTAAAGTTACACCTAACCACTGTGGATAACCATCCCAATGATGATAAACAGAAAGGATTGAGTCCTCTTTGAGTCTCAATCCTATCCTTGATCTTGTTGCCATAATTGTTAATTAATAGTGAAAATGTAAGTGAGGAAAAGTATATTACTCTGACATCATGTGACTGCTTCAATGTCAGTCTAGTCAGAAACCTCATCCTTACACTATAGGAGAACTTTAGTGGTAACTAACATTTTCTCTTAGTATTTTTGTGCTTAAGTATAAAGTTCCTTGCTGATGATTCGTTCCTACATTCTTTTAACAATTCACCATCAAATATCACTGCTAATTTAGTCTTAGACCCTAAAATAGGCACAGCATAATAACCATCAACTGTAGCGAATCCTTGCTCACAATCTTTATAGAACCTAGCAATAGATTTGAGTTCTTTAGTGTCAGTCATCTCTTAATAATTGAAACAGCAGATTTACCCTCAGTGAACACAGTATTCACCACATTTGTAACTCTTCTAGCAGTATTAATTCCCACGTTATTATATACTGGGACAGCAACAATACCATGAGTCTTAGTTGCATCACCTGTTCTAATTACCCTGCCTATTGTTTGCAATAGACCTACAACATCCATATTTCTCAATAATAATGCTGCTTCTAATCCTCTAACAGATATACCCTCACTGAGTATACTGTGATGCAATACTATAAACTTCTTCTTACTATCCTTACCCCAAGCATTAAGAACCTTAAAGAATTCCTCCCTTGTTTCTCTCTTACCATTGATAAATGCACCAGTCTTTGATGTAATATACATGAGAGAATAACCTCTTAATGATATCTCATCAATAAAACTACTATTTGCTAAATTAACAATTTGCTTGGTACTTCTAGCACAGATTAACACTTTATTAGCATTAATTTCATCAATAGTATCTACTATATGCTGTGCCTCATCTATTATTTCATCCTGCACATCTATGTGCTTAATGACGAGTTTAGGTGGTAGAATGTAACCCTCTTCTACTAACTTAGTGGCAGAAACTTGGGCAATTACTTCACCATAAACCTCCTTATTGTTCATGCCTGGTTTCTTCTTAGTGGCACTATGTTTAGGAGTAGCAGTCAAATAGTAGCACTTCTTTGCCTTCTCTGAGAAATACTTAACAGCAGGATGAAAGTGTTTCTGAATACTATTATGTGCTTCATCGAAGTATATTGTATCCACACTAATCCCTGCCTCTTGTATTCTATGCAAGGAATGATATGTGGTAAAGATTAACTTATTAAACCTATAACTTTCTTCATACCATTGTTTAATAACCTTCGAATCAGTAGTGCTAAAATGACGTGTTTTACCACTATGTACATGCAATACTTTATGCTTTAACATAGGATGTGTCTTGAGATATTCTAAGAAATTCTCACACAATTGCTGTGCTAATAGTATCCTAGGAGCAACAACAATAAGAGTTTTTCTTTCAGGATTCTTAAGGAATACATCCCATTTGCAACTATTAAATGCTTCTTGAGCATCATTAATTGCAACCATAGTTTTACCACTTCCAGTAGGCATGATTACCTGACCTTTAGTGTTACTTTGTAAAGCATAAACCGCACTTGCTTGGTGAGGTCTAAGTTTAATCATATCAAATAATAATCATAATGTAGGGGAACTTTAGTGGTAACTAACAATTATGTCTGAAATCTTCCCTTAGTAAAATTAGCATAAGAGAAATCTTCTCTGTCCACTAACTTTATTATACCATATTCTGTGACCATAACAAAACCCTCACCCTTAACTTCTATGCCATCGTTATAACATTTGGGTGCATCACTAACTATAAAACTATCCATCAAATCACTCTTAATATCTCTTATTATTTGATAGAGATTAACAAGGTGATTACATCCGAATATATCATACAAGTTAGCATCACTTAACTCAACACCTTCTCTAATAAGGTTATTAACTGCTCTTTTAGCAATTTTTGCCTCTTTAGGTGTCATAAATGTGACTCTATCTGTATTAATTGGGGGAACATCTTTACCCTCATATACTCTATCTACAGTTGGTTGAACATACTTAACATCATCACTATCAGCAAATGTTGTTAATAATGGACTATTAACTGCATCCTTTAATTCACCCTCAACCTCATAAGTTGTATGAGGTGCAATGATAATCTTTTGCTTAACTATTTCAGGGAAACTATAAGTTAAGGTGTTAGGTCTGTAAACATTACTACCACCAAATCCAATGAAATCTGCCTGAATAATTTCATTATTTCTAGGAAGATATAAAAAACAAGCAACAAGAACATCAATCAAACTTGAGTGAGTTCTTTTATCATACTTCTCATTTATATCCTCTACACTATAACACACCATATCTTTTATCTTATTAAAGACTGATTTAGTGCCGACAAAAAACCTCCCATTGTTAGGATTAATCCCATACACAATGGAAGGTGCTCCATCAATTTTCTGTGAAATGTGTGCTGTAGAATATAAAGCATCAAACACCTCTAAATTACCATCAAGGATCAAATCCTCTGGATGTTCAATGTGTAAATTCTGCATAATAAAATGATTGGTTCAATAAAGGGGAACTTTAAGGGTAACTAACATATAGACACAAAAAAAAGAAGGGTTGTTATACCCTTCTTAGTTTCAGTTTACAACTTTCTTGTAAGAATCAACTGTAAAGTTTACTACCTTCTGTCCATAAGGAGCAGCAAATTGATAACCTTTAATCAAATCATTCCAAAGTTCTTGTGTTTCATACTGATGTATTTGCCAGCGAACTTTGAAATCTCCTGAATAATCTTCCCAAGTTAGGTTAGGTTTTTCAGGTCTTGTAGCAGATTTGGGTGTTTCAGTCACTTTCACTTTCTCAGGAATTTGTGTGTATTTAGTCACAATTTCTACTGGAAGTGGTTGCGACTTAACAACTGGGTTTACTGCTTCTTGTTTATCAACTGCTGCTGCTATTCTGGCAGCAGTAGAGACTTTTACAGATGATGTTCTTTTTCTGGATCGAGTTTTTGTGGAACTTGCCAAGATTGTTAATAGTAAAGAACAAAGGTGAGTTAGGTCTTATCCACAACATTTAGTTTGCTACATTGCCCAACTCTTTTGTTATCCAAGTTTCCTTGGGACACTACTAGGGAACTTTAGAGGTAACTAACATTTAGTGCTCTAATATTATTCCACAGGAATTAGATCATCCTCAACATTTATAATTTGAGGAACAAATCCTTCATAATTAATAATTCATAATATAAAGATGTTTAACCTTAGATCCTGAATGATCTTTACCCTTACCAAAGTTTTGCATATATTTAAAATCTTTAGTTATTATATTAAATTCAGATAAATTTTCACGATAAAATTCACAATCAGAATGGACAAATAACCATTTAGATTGTGTTACTTTCATTGCTTCAATTAATCTGTTATGTAACTCTAATCCACCATCACCTTTAGTATAACCTAACCTATCCAAATATGGTGGATCTAAGAATACCCAATCATCCTCATTACACTGTTTAATAATAGAAATAGCATCGCCATTAGATAGTGTTACTTTATCCCTGAAGAATTGATGGTG